CCAGGCGGCGCAATCTAAGCAACACAAAAAAGCAGCTTCGGCTGCTTTTTTTTGATTAATCATTATCTACTCAGTTTATTGAGTTGGATAAATATTGTATGACTAGTAAAGCCAGCGGACAATTTAATAATACAGGCGGAAAAGGACTCGGCGATTACAAACACGCTGCTCGCGTATTTGTGGATGGCGATTTTGCCTTAGCTCCGCGACTAAAGTTTCAGTACCATGTGCAATTTAGTGGACAAGGTTGCGGTCCGGATCTTAATTTGTTAGTCAAGAGTGTTGACCTTCCTAAGTTCCAAGTAACTACTGAAACAGCACATCAATACAATAGAAAACGTGTCATACAAACTGGTATGACATATCAGCCTATTAATATTAAATTTCACGACGACAACTCTAGCACTGTTAAGAGTTTATGGCAAAGTTATTACGCTTATTATTTTAGTGATAGTAAAGCAGCTGGCGCTGGGCTATACGGTAAATCCTTAGGCCCGCCAATGTCGGCATACGGTTTAGAATTTGAACCAGTTAAACCCTTTTTAAATTTTATCAAAGTGCATACCTTTGCTAAAAGACAGTGGGCAGGTTACAAACTTATTAACCCAGTTATTGTAGGATGGAATCACGATACTATGAACTACTCTGCAAGTGAAGGAGCAGAACATACAATGACTGTTGCCTACGAAGCAGTAGTATATGATTCGGGTAGTGCAGGTGCAGGTAGCCCGCCCGGATTTGGCACTGGTAGATATGATTCTACACCAAGTCCATTAACATTAGGTGGCGGTCCGACCTTTACAGCAGTCTCAGGAACAAGCGGAGTTCGTACAGGTGCTGAACAATTATTTGGTACCAGGTCAAGTGTAGTAGCCCCAGAATCTACATTTAGTATGACTGGAAAAACGTTAACTACCATAGACAATTATAATAATGTTAAATCTTTAACTACTAACTCAACAGCTAATCCAGCAGTAAAAGTTTCGTTTACAACCCCGCCATCCATTGGCCAGGGTTTGTTGAACAACATCTCATTCCCAGTAAATAACTCAAATAATGCTCCCACTAAGGGAATACTTAGAAACGTAACTGGATCTCCGTAATGGCTAGTAATTTACCTCCACCAACAACTTCTGATAGTGCTGAAGAAGTACGAAACTTTTTTGACAAATATTTCCTACATCAGATTACCTTTCCAACAAATCAAATAGATGCAGTAGTCGGATTCTTTTTAAAAAGAGGATTTGATGATGTTGCTGCTCGTAGCACTTCTATTGTATTGTTAAATCAAGCAAGAATAGAAAATGTTAGTCCTTTTAAATTAGTTGACACGCTTAAAGGTCTTACTGGCACACAATTAAGTAATGTAGTTACTGAAGTATTAAATGTCTATAGAGATCGCAGTTCATCGTTGGGATTTAAAACTATTTCAATCGAAGAGACTGCTGAAAGCAGAAACATCCGTCAATGAGTCGCTTTGCCCAGGGAAAATATACATTAGTCAATCCGGACAAGTATGTAGGAAATAGAACTCCTACATACCGCAGTAGTTGGGAATGGCACTTTATGCGATTCTGTGATCAAGATCCACGCATAATGAAATGGGCCAGTGAAGCTGTTAAGATCCCATATAAAGATCCGTTTACTGGTAAGGGCACTGTGTATGTACCTGATTTTTTCATTCAGTATGCAGATGCTAAGGGAAAAATGCAAGTAGAACTTATTGAAGTTAAACCACAAAATCAAACTCTGCAAGAAAAAGTTGGCAAGAATCGTAACAACCAACTACAGTTTGCTAAGAATCAAGTAAAGTGGAGAGCAGCATACGAATGGTGCGCTAGACAAGGTATCAAATTTAGAATACTTACTGAACAAGAGTTATTCCACCAAGGCGGAAAAAGATAAGTAGTATTATGAAAAATCTTGAAGAAATCTTAAACTTGCCAGAAAGCAAAAAGACTATCAAAAAATCTGAGAAGGAAAAGGCTGCAGAAATTGCACAACCGTTTCTTCGAGATATGTCAGAGTTTGACAAAATAGCGTCTGCATTACCCGCAGTAAAAGGTCTCGGAGATGCTAGCGATGCAGAGTTCGATGCACTAGCTCAACGTGCCACAGATGCATACGATGATTTAATGGACCTTGGTATGAATGTTGAGGCACGATATTCAGGACGTATCTTTGAGGTAGCAGGCGGGATGCTTAAGAATGCTATTGATGCAAAGGCTGCTAAAATCGATAAGAAACTTAAGATGATTGAGTTACAACTTAAGAAGCAGAAATTAGATCAAGATGCAGGACAACAAGATAACGGTATAGATGTTACAGGGTCAGGAGTTATTGTATCGGATCGTAATAGTTTGTTAGAAAAACTAAAAAATATGAATAAATAATATATCGGGATTACATCTATGAAATCGTTTACAGAATACTTAATGGAAAGCAAAGAAGAGAAGAAATACTCTTTTAAAATTAAAATCGCCGGAGATCTTCCAGAGAACTGTGAAGATGTTATGGAAACTGCTTTGCAAAAATATCAAGTAGCTAAGTTTGTTAAAACTAAGACTACTCCTATCCAAGCTAAACTACGTGACTTCCCTACAATGGAAAACTCACAGGTTAGCATCTTTGATATTGAATTAGAATATCCAACTACCAGCGCAGTACTTACAAATTACATGTTAGAACAAACTGGTCTAACTGCTGAACGTATTAAAGTACGTAGCCCTGCAGAAGATGCAGAGGCAGAATTAAATGCAGAACATCTTGACGAAGATGATGCTAAGGCATTGTTAACACAAGACTATAAAAAAGAAAACAATCAAAATACTGTAGGTGATAAAGGCGTTAGCAACTTCTTAAAAGATCTAGCTAAAGTTAGAACAGAACATGCACAGTACAAAGGTGTGAATGATGCTATCCTAGCAAAGAAAGCCCCTAAAGAAAAATCACAAGAACAAGCTAAACCTGTTGCCGGCAAAAGTCCAATTGGTTCTGCTAAAGGAAAAACAAAATGAACTTTAACGAACTATTCCAGAAAATGAGAGAGCTTGACGCTCCTGTTGCCGAAGAATTAAAAGGCGGCCAAAAGAAATTAGATCAAGATAAAGATGGCGACATCGAAGCTGATGATCTAAAAGCTCTACGTGACAAGAAGGTTGATGAAGAACTTGTTGACGAGTGTGGCATGGATATGCCGTCAATGGGCTCTCCTAAACAACAAGATAATGTTACTATGAACATTAGTATGAACGGCAGTGGCTCAGGCGGCATCCGTGACCTAATGAATATCCTACGAGATCTTGAAGACGGCCCAGGTGATGGTGGCAATGGTATGGACGACGAAATGGGAGTGATCATTGACAAAATGGCAGGAGATGACGGAGACCGTGAAATGCCACTAATTGGTATGGGCGAAGCAGAAGCTGGCGGGTTTGATCAAGCTAGCACCACCCCTGACGAAACATATCAAGATACAGAATATATGACAAAGGATCTAGCTGGTGGCATTAATGGTCCTAAAACTATGTATAAGCATAGCTATCGTCAAGGCGATAACCCGATGGCAATGGAAACATTAACTAACAGACTTAGCAATCTTTATCAAGAAGTTAAAAGTCGATAATCGGCTATAAGCTACTCAAAGAGGCCCTGGTGGCCTCTTTTTTATTGTAAATAACATATGGCAAGTAAATCATTAGATGGCGTCTTAACCAAAAAGGCGCATACCCGAGAAACCTTCACTGAGCGACACATTGAAGATTTAATCGCATGTTCAGATCCTAATACTGGATATCACTATTTTTGTAGTAATTATTTTTATATTCAGCATCCTGTTAAAGGTAAGATGTTGTTCGAACCATTCGAATATCAAACACGTTTATTAGATGCATATCACGGACACAGATTTAATGTAAACATGTTACCACGCCAGATGGGCAAGACTACATGTGCTGCCGGCTACTTGCTCTGGTTTGCCATGTTTCACCCAGACCAAACAATTTTAATTTCGGCGCACAAATTTACAGGTTCGCAAGAAATTATGCAGCGTATTCGTTACGCTTACGAACTATGCCCTGATCATATCCGCTCAGGGGTAGTAAACTATAACAAGGGCTCTATTGAGTTTGATAATGGATCACGTATTGTCTCTACAACTACTACTGGCAACACAGGTCGTGGTATGTCTATTTCCCTACTATACTGTGACGAGTTTGCATTTGTGCCTCCAAACATTGCTGAAGAGTTCTGGACGTCAATTTCCCCAACACTAGCAACTGGTGGTCGAGCAATTCTAACATCAACACCTAACAGTGATGAAGATACATTTGCTATTATATGGAAAGAAGCTAATAAGAAATTTGATGAGTTTGGTAACGAGCAAACAGTTGGCATTAACGGATTCTTTCCGTTTACCTGTTCGTGGAGCGAGCATCCGGATCGTGACGATGCATGGGCAACACTAGAACGTGGACGTATTGGTGAAGAACGATTCCGACGTGAGTACAACTGTGAGTTCTTAGTCTATGATGAAACACTGATCAACAGTATTCACCTTGCTGGTATGGAAGGTGCAAAGCCGTTAATGCAGATGGGACAAACACGTTGGTATAAAGAACCGAGTAAAGAAAACATATATGCAATCAGTTTAGATCCTAGTCTAGGTACAGGTGGAAACTCTGCAGGTATACAGGTATTTGAGTTACCTAGTTTTACACAGGTAGCAGAATGGCATCATAACCTGACGCCAATCCAGGGACAAATACGTGTGCTAAGAGAAATACTCATGTATCTAAAAGAGTCAATAGGAGAGGATAATACTAGTAATATCTATTGGTCTATTGAAAATAATAACATTGGTGAAGCAGGATTAATCTGTATTCGAGACATTGGTGAAGACCAGTTTCCTGGGTTATTTGTATCTGAACCTATTAGAAAAGGACATGTACGTAAGTTCCGTAAAGGGTTTAATACTACACACAAGACTAAAATATCAGCTGCTGCTCGTCTAAAATATCTAATAGAATCTAACAAGATGAAGATTAACAGCAAGCCCCTAATTACAGAACTTAAAGCATTTATTGCTACAGGTGTTACTTTTAAAGCTAAAACTGGCGAAGAAGACGACCTAGTTAGTGCATTACTATTAATTGTACGTATGGCTCAAGTATTAGCAGATTGGGACTCGAGGGTATTCGACTCATTCACCAGCAACGAAAACTACGAAGATGAAGATTATGAGCTGCCAATGCCTATATTCGTTTCGTCTAGTTTATGATAAATATCAATATGGACAAAAACCTCTCACCTATCGCAGACGAATTATTCGGTAAAATTCGCACACAATTTCCGAAGATTCAACTTGGCGATGCAAACAGTAAAGTTACTGATCGCCCAGAAGATGCTCGCTTCTTTGAATTTGATTTTGTAAAAAGAGGTGTAAACCTTGGCTCAATCAGTGTAAACATAAGCGAAGACGACGGCATGATTGTTATGTACAGTAACGAAATTACTGACGGACAACCAGACGGTGTAGCACGACAATGGTACAACTTTTTGAGAGAATTGAGAGAATTTGCCAAACAAAACATGATGAGCTTTGCTATTAGAGACACAGCAAAGAGCAATTTAGATAAAAGAGATTATCAACATTTAGCCAATAATAACGGAGAAGGTAGTATGACTGAAAGTAAACTATGGGGCACATCTAAGACTAGTTATCAGCAGATGGGCGAAGCTAAACTAATTGTTAGACATACCCAACCTGTAAACTATGCTCATGCTGCTGGACGCACACTACACATTGAAAGTATTCACGTAGAAAATAGTCAAGGCGAACGTTTTAAATATCCAGTTAAGCATTTGAATGGTGCTCGTGCATTAGCTACTCACGTGGCACACGGTGGCACACCATATGATGGCATTGGTCAACACATTACCGGCCTAAGCGAAGAACTAAACAAGCTACGTATGTTTAAAGGCTATGTTGATCGTAACTCTATGGTCAGTGAAGCAATGGGTAATATCCAAACTAAAGTATACGAGCGCATTGATCAAGTTAAGAAAGAAATTCGCAGTCTACAAAATCAAAGCTATTACGAATCGTTTGCAGAATCATTTACCGTAAATGAAGCACAAGAGATTCCAGAAGACGTAGTTAATGATTGGATTGATCGTTTAACTATTCGCAGTTTCAATGAAGAACTAAAAAATGTATTCCCATACATTTATAAACTAGTAGGCGAAGAAGTTGATGTTATTAAAGAACTATCTGCAGATGATTTACTAGCTGAAAATCCTAATGATTCAACACCACACGTTCCAAAAGACTTCCAGACAAAAGAGCCTTTAAAGAAAGGTCCAGATGGTAAGTGGCGCAACAGCAAAGGCGAAGAGCGCGATAGCCTGCACGGTGCCCCACTCAGACCAGACGGTAGCGCAACAGCACGTGGCATGAATTTAGGCAAACGAGAGTCTGTAGAAGATCAATTTGAAGCATTCTTAAATGATCTAGTAAGTGAAGAAAGTGAGTTGTTTAATACTGACGAAGAAGGTCAAAGCGCATCTATACAAACATTAAATCAACTAATTGGACAAGAATTTCCAGCAGGTGTAGATGGTACTAATGCTATCCAAAGTCTAAAAGGTGTAATTGATGATCAAGAATTTACTGACGCAATTAAACAATTAGGTAAGGTAAATCCTGAAATGGATATTAGAGAATTCTTAAAGAGTTACCTAGAGAAGCATGACGAAGAGAATGGCACAGACATTGCAAGTAAGATCAATTTTGATTCTACTACACCTGCACCTACTGAACCTGCTCCGGCAGCAGCCCCAGCTGAGCCAGTGGCAGCAGCCCCAGCACCAGAAGCTCCTCCGGCAGCACCGGCAGCACCGGCAGCACCGGCTCCTGCTGCTCCAGTAGCAGAAGAAAAAGAAGATCCTCCGTTCGACGGTCCTTACAAAAAGCCAGGCGATAATAAAGATCAGTTTGGCAATACTGTTAAGAATCCTGCTCGTCACGCTGCTAATAAAGGCATGGCTGCTGCCATTGCCAAAGCAAAGAAAGCTGGCGCCACTGCTGAGACTATAGTTAACTTTGGATCAGGCGAAATGTCATTAGGTGAAGCAATTACTAAAGCTGGATTAAATGTTGAAGAGTTTTTTGAAAGTTCTAGTAAACACAATGAAGTAATCGAATTTGTTAAATCAATGTACGACGAGACAACTGGTAATTTCCCTAAAGGCGAAACTGGTGTGTTGTTAGCAGTTGAAAAGCAATTTGGTGAAGATGCTGCTGAAATGGCTTCTACCGTAATTAGCGAACTATCGCATGTATATGAATCGAAGAGATTGCGTCAACTAGCAGGCATTAGTGAAGGATACTATGATCTTGATCAAAGTAATACACCCGGTATGGAACCAATTGATTTTACATCCAAACCAAGTTTCAAAGAGCTGATCACTCGTTATACACAACTTGTATATCAAGGACACGCAAGCGAAACAAGTCCGGAAGAAGATGAGGAATATGATGCCATTGAGCAGTATGTGGCAAAACGATTCGGTGAAAAAGGTTCTGCACATTTACAAAAGGCTGGCGAAGTCAGTTATTGGGGTAGAGATGACAAGCCGTTCGGTCGTGACTCTCGTAGCAGTAACTTAGGACGTCCGAATCAACCTAGTGGAGATTTCCGTACAACTAAGGCAGGTAAGATGCATGGGCAAGATGCTAAGATGATGAAGGCCAAAGTTTCTGATAGATTAGGACGTCATCCTGAACCTAACTTGCCAGAATCTTCAGAATTAGCTGCAATGTTAAGAATTGCCGGATTAAAATAAAACGGCAAAAATAAATCACATTTAAGCAAGATATCTCTTGCAATGATAAATAAAAGTGCGTATAATAACTTATATGCACTTTTTTACTTTACAATGGTGTAAAGTAGATACAGGCAAAACTAGCAGAAATGCAAAACAAACTTAGGCTAACAATAGGAGATAATCATGGCATCATTAGCTGAAATCAGAGCAAAGCTCAAAGAGCAAGAAGGTAATTCGAAAGGTGGCGGTGAACGTACCGGTGGAGATAATTCCATTTACCCTTTCTGGAACTTAAAAGAAGGTTCCGAATCAACAGTCCGTTTTTTACCTGACGGAAATCCTGACAATACATTTTTCTGGGTAGAGAGGGCAATGATTAAACTGCCATTCGCTGGAGTAAAGGGTTCTACTGACAGTAAACCAGTGACTGTCAATGTTCCTTGTATGGAAATGTACGGAGAGACTTGCCCAATCTTGTCTGAAGTACGTGGTTGGTTCAAAGACCCAGCATTAGAAGATATGGGTCGTAAGTATTGGAAGAAACGTAGTTACATCTTCCAAGGATACGTTGTTGAAGACGGTCTTAAAGAAGAAAATCGTCCTGAAAATGCAAACCGTCGATTCATTATCGGCCCACAGATTTTCCAACTTATTCGTGGCGCATTGCTTGATCCAGAAATGGATGACTTGCCAACTGACGCAGTTAACGGAGTTGACTTCAAGTTGATCAAGACTTCAAAAGGTGGTTATGCTGACTACTCTACGTCAAAGTGGAGCCGTCGTACTCGTCCGTTGGACAGTGCAGAAACTGCTAACTTGGAAACACATGGCTTGTTTAAACTAAGCGATTACTTGCCTAAGAAGCCAACTGACGTTGAAGTCAAAGTAATGAAAGAGATGTTTGAAGCATCAGTCGATGGTGAAGCATTTGACATGGAACGTTGGGGACAATACTTCAAACCAGCAGGCATGGGCCAGGCAACTGGTGATCCTAACTCTGCTCCTAAGGCATCTCCTGTTGCTCGTCCTGCACCAGTGACAGCGCCTGCCGTTGAAGAACCGGCTCCTTGGGAAGATGAAGTTGCAACCGCAGAGAAATCATTCTCAGCACCTAAGCAAGAAACAGCACCAGTTGCCGCAGGCGGTAGTCGTGCAGAAGACATTCTTGCTATGATCCGCAATCGTAAGCAATAAGCAAAATAGTAATAGGGGCAACTGTTGCCCCTATTGCCACCATCTAGGAGAATAACTATGGCTAAACTAAACAAACTTGCAAAAGTAAATGAAAATATCAGTCTTAATCGTTATGACAACGGCTTCATGATAGAAGTTAGTGGTCGCGATAAGAAAGAAGAATGGAAGACCGCTAAGGTCATGTGCAATACAGAAGAAGAACTTATTGCAGTGATCAAAGAGTGGGTCGCAATGGACTTGGATAATTAATTATGGCAACAAAAGCATTTGACTTATCTAAATTCCGAAAAACACTAACCAAAAGTATTGACGGGTTAGGTGTTGGCTTTAATGATCCCACAGATTGGGTCTCAACGGGCAATTATGCCTTAAACTATCTTATTAGTGCAGACTTTAACAAAGGCATCCCGTTAGGCAAAGTTACTGTATTTGCTGGTGAATCAGGCGCTGGCAAAAGTTACGTTTGTTCTGGCAATCTAATTCGCAACGCACAAGAACAAGGCATTTATGTTATCCTTGTTGATAGTGAAAATGCGCTTGATGAAAAATGGTTACACGCACTAGGCGTTGATACTAGCGAACAAAAGTTGTTAAAACTTAACATGGCTATGATTGACGACGTGGCAAAAACTATTAGTGAATTCATGAAAGAATACAAAACAATGGATGAAGCAACTCGTCCTAAGGTATTGTTTGTGATCGACTCGTTGGGTATGTTGTTGACTCCCACAGACGTTAATCAGTTTGAAGCAGGCGAAATGAAAGGCGACATGGGCCGTAAACCTAAAGCACTTACATCACTAGTTCGTAACTGTGTAAATATGTTTGGTAGTTACAATGTTGGATTAGTTTGTACTAATCACACCTATGCATCACAAGACATGTTTGATCCTGACGACAAGATCTCTGGCGGTCAAGGATTCATTTATGCCAGCAGTATTGTAGTTGCTATGCGTAAATTGAAATTGAAAACAGACGCAGATGGTAATAAGACTACAACTGTAAACGGTATTCGTGCAGCCTGTAAGATTATGAAAACACGTTATGCCAAGCCATTTGAATCAGTTCAAGTTGAGATTCCTTATGCTACAGGTATGAGTCCATACAGTGGTATGGTTGATCTGTGTGAAGCAAAAGGTATTCTTACAAAAGATGGCAATAGACTTAAATACGTTTCTAAAGATGGTACAGAGTTAAAGATGTATCGCAAAGAATGGGAACGTAACGAAGAAAGCGGCTTGGATAAAATCATGCTTGCATTCGACGATGCTATTGCAGTACAATCTAACGTTGACCTTGAAACTGGAGAACTTTTAGAAAATGAATGAAAATCACATTGGCGATATCTGGTTATTGTTTAAAGAGTATGCGGATAAAAAGGTACTTGACGTTCTAGCAGAACGATATGTTGATTTACTAGCCGACCATGGAATTAGTGATAAGACTATGGCTGCTGCTAGTGGATTTGACGAGGACCTAGATAACGCTATTGACTTTTATCTTGATCAAGATAGTGAAGAAGAAGAGTTAGACGAAGAAGATTTAGATTCATACGAAGATGACGAATAATCTATGAGTTGGTATACAAAAGTTTCAAAAGACATTTCGTACATTCCTGATGCCGTGGCACACTTTGATCTTGAATTACAGGCAGCAAAAACAGATGCTCGCATAGCGGGGAACATTGAAAAAGCCGCTGCCAGGATGCCTGGCATTGTGGAAGAACGATTTAATCAGCTTCAAGAGATTGAAGCAATTTTGGAATATTTAAATATCGAATTGCGTAGACTTAAGAGTCAACACTTTCGTAAGTATTTAGAAAACTATCAAAGGGCCTTGTCTTCTAGAGACTGTGAAAAGTTTGTAGAAGGCGAGTCCGATGTAGTAGATTTTGAAAAAATTATTAACGAATTTGCATTATTAAGAAACAAGTGGTTAGGTATTACTAAAGCACTTGATCAAAAACAGTGGCAACTTACTAATATAGTCAAACTCAGAGTAGCAGGAATGGAAGATGCAACAATTTGATAATGCAAAATATAGACAAGATAGATCGTCAATGATAGTATCAGACGAGGACATGCAATGGGCAAAATCAGTATTATATGATTCTTTTGTACAAGAATGGCTTGAAAAACACCCAACAACATATTATACTGCTCACGGATATTTTCCTCCGGATATTAGAAAACTAGGTGATGCTATATCTATATTTAATTTTTTAAAATTAAAAGATTCGCCACCGTTAAGTATTTTAGATATAGGGGCAGGGCCTGGACTATTTCTTAAATTGTCTGCAATTCACGGGCATACTGTTTATGGCACAGAAATATCAGAGATAATTAATTCACCAGTTAACGAGCTTTATAAACATTATGATATCGATATGTTTGAATTGATGATTACAAAATCAAAAAAAACTATATTGCCTAAGAAATACGACATTATTGTTACATCTAGAACCGTGTTTGATACAGAGGATGAATATTATAAGTCTGCTGATTGGATAGAGTGGAAAAATCAAATGTTTGAATATTTGAACCCAAACGGTAAACTGTTTATTAAAACTAATTTAAAATATTTCAAAAGCAGCATTATTCCGGCACAACAAGAAATAGTTAACGCATTCGGATTACCTTTATTAGGTTGGAATAGCTTGACGTATCTTCTCGAAAAAAATTAATCAAATAAAACACCCATATAAATAAGACTATGAAAATAGTCTTAGTAACAGGTGGGTTCGACCCTTTACATTCTGGTCACATTGCTTATTTTAAAGCAGCTAAACAATTAGGCAACTTACTAGTTGTAGGCATAAACAGTGACGATTGGCTTTCACGTAAAAAAGGCAGATCTTTTATGCCTGCAAGTGAACGCAAAGCCATTATTGAAAACTTATATCAAGTACATAAAGTAATAGAGTTTGACGACACTGATAATAGTGCCGTTGATGCTATTAAAAAAGTAAAAGATATGTTTCCTAGAGATCAAATTATTTTTGCCAACGGCGGTGACCGTACACCGGACAACATTCCAGAAATGGTAGTTGACAATGTAGAATTTGCATTTGGAGTAGGCGGAAATAATAAGAAAAATTCTAGTAGCTGGATCTTAGAAGAATGGAAGGCTCCTAGAACAGTACGCCCGTGGGGTTATTACCGTGTACTACATGAAGTACCCGGTATGAAAGTTAAAGAACTTACAGTTGAGCCGAAACAACAGTTGTCAATGCAACGTCACAACTTACGTGCAGAGTACTGGATTGTCAGCGAAGGTGAAGCAATTGTAAACCGATCTATGGAAAGCGGATACGAATTACCTCCCGTTATTTTAAAAAAGCACGACGAGTATTGTGTACCTGTTAATGAATGGCATCAACTTGTCAATCCCTACAACATACCTGTTAAGGTAGTTGAAATACAATACGGGGAAAATTGTATTGAAGAGGACATAGAAAGAAAATGATTCCAATTTTTATCGGATACGATCCGCGTGAAGCTATTGCATACCATGTATGCACTAATAGTATTATTAGAAGAAGTAGTCAACCTGTAGCACTAAATCCTCTTGCATTAAATGTACTAAAAGGCTATGATGAAAAACATACTGACGGTAGTAATCATTTTATATATTCGAGATTTTTAGTTCCTCATTTAATGAACTACAAAGGTTGGGCTATCTTTATCGACGGAGATATGATAGTACGAGATGACATTAACGAACTATGGGAGATGCGTGATGAAAGCAAGGCAGTTATGGTTGTTAAACATGATTATCAAACTAAGATGGCTGAGAAATATCTTGGAGCAAAGAATGAAAATTATCCTAGAAAGAATTGGTCAAGCGTCATCCTATGGAATTGCGGGCATCCCGCTAATGCAATCGTTACCCCCGAATTTGTGCAGTCATCAACCGGAGCACAGGTCCACAGATTTACCTGGCTCACTGATGATCTAATTGGAGAACTTCCTACAGAATGGAACTGGTTAGATGTTGAATACGACTGGAATCCCCATGCTAAACTAGTACACTATACGTTAGGTACTCCATGTTTCCATGAATTTTCTGATCAAGGAAACTTTGCCAACGAGTGGCACAAAGAAAGAATCTATACAGAGTACTGTTTACAACGAGGGCTTAATGGCTGATATAAATTTACAAGAATTATTTGCAAAAGGTACACGAGGCGGTGTAACTTGCGATTTTGAATCTACTTTGCCGTTTGTAGTTAGAGGCATTACTAAAAAACATCTAATGGATCAATGTGCAGAACGCAACAAAGATTGTTATTACATTGATACTGGATATCTTGGAAATTTTCCATCAGTGGGAAATCCTAGCGGCAAAAAACTGTGGCATAGAATTGTTAAAAATAAAATGCAACATGACGTTATTAGAGATGTGCCCACTGATCGATGGAATTCATTAGTTAAGCAAGATCCTAGATTAGAATGGAAAGGTTGGAAGAAACCTGGTAATAAAATATTACTAGTGTTACCTAATCCTAAAGCCTGTAATTCTTTTGGAATTAACTGCGAAGAATGGATTAAATCAACTACCGAAATAATTAAACGTCAAACTGATATGCCTATTGAAATCCGAGAAAAGGGATCTCGAGTTTATCGAAATCACGAATATTCTATATATGATGCATTTGACAGTGGCGTATATGCTACTGTTTCTTTTAACAGTATTGCAAGTTTAGAATCAGTACTATATGGTATACCGGCATTTGTAGCAGTTCCGTGTGCAGCCAGTCCGTTAGTCAGCACTGACCTGACACAATTAATGACGCCGTTTAAACCAGACGAATCTACAATCAAACGTCAGTGTTACAATTTAGCTTACGGTCAATTTACTATAGAAGAAATGACTAATGGCGCAGCATGGAATATTTTAAAAAATGAAATTACTGCTAAATGACAAAGAAATAATTCACTTTCTTATAGAAGTATTTTGTAACGATCAAAAATTCTATCAGTTTTCTGAAGTGGAATTTCTTAGAACGGACGTGGCAATAAATGATTTTGTAGAACGTATACAGTCTGTCAAATACAACCCTGAAAAAGATATTCCCAAAAATGAGAAAAAGATTTATAAGGCAATTGTTGAAGACTATGATGAGTATTTCAACAATGTAACGGCAATGATTGTTGCTAGGAAAAAACAGTACTATAAATTATTCTTTGAAAATATAGATCGTGTGTTAACAACTATAGGTGAAGATGTTATTTTTGATCTATACCAAAAACATAAGAAGATTAATTTTGTCAAAAGTGTTGGGTTCAATTTAAACTCAAACTCAACATTTGTTAGAAGAAAAACATTTGTTGATGACAACACCGAAGATTGCCTAATTAGAAATACTGTCGGTAATGAAGATCTACTAATAACTAAAATAGATAATAGTTATCCATTTTGGTTTATAGATAGTGGTTATACTAATTTCTTAGAACCGAATAAAAAATGGCACAGGCTTGTACGTAGTCATTTGCACTACGGTGAGTTTTTTGATGCCCCTGTTGACAGATTGGAAAGTTTTAAAGTTTTTCCTAGACCGTGGAGAGAAAACGGAGAGAAAATACTAGTAATAGAACCTGGTGCGTTTGCAGCCAAAATATTTCACGTAGACATGACTACCTGGCGATACAATGTAGAAGCAGAGCTTAGAAAATACACTGACAAACCTATTGTATTTCGTGAAAAGGCTCCTAAAAAACAACGACCAAAATTGTTTCATGAACTACTAAATGAAGATTATTATTGTGTTGTGAATATTAATTCAAATGCTGCCACTGAATCTATTTGGGCAGGTATACCAGTTATTACATTAGATAAACACATTACTAATTCTGTAAGTAGGAGTAATTTATCTGATATTAATAATTTGTATAGACCTAATTTAGCAAATTGGCTGTCAGTACTGAGTTACAGTCAATTTACCTACGATGAGCTAGTTAATGGTACAGCGGGAAAGATAGTTAACAAATACCATGTCTAAATTAACTGCGGTTGCGTACTATGGCGGGATTCCGCCTAAGAATAATAATCTAGAAAAACCCATGATACTTGATTATTTTTGTCAAGGTGTCATGCAGTCCGGCGACCAAGCAATTAAACATACTGCAATGAACATAATACCCTGCGATGTTGCTCTTATACAGGGATTTGTACACGAGCACGGAAAAGAAGGTGCCCATTTAAAATTAAGATATGATGCTATACGAACACAAAAAGAAAATAAAAAACGTTCGCTGATAGTTGACAGTAATTTATTTTTATATGCTGATCCTAGTAATTCTGCTCACTATCTTAGGTATAGTTTTGATGGCGTGTTCCCAACTACTGGATTTTACTTTGATAAAGATGTTGATCCCGGTAGATGGGACAAAATTAGTAAAAATTTAAGAATTTCTTTAAAGCCCTATCGTAACTCTGGCAGTCACATACTAGTGTGTTTACAAAGAAACGGTGGCTGGAGTATGGGAAGTTTGTCTACTATAGATTGGATGGAAAATACTATAAGAGACATTAGGAAATATTCTCCTTCACGACATATTATTGTTAGAGCGCACCCCGGAGACAAAAAAATAAAAAAAATCTTACAGGTTAATCACCCTAACGTGTCTTTAAGTGCTAAAGAAAATTTAAAAGATGATCTTGTAGATGCTTGGGCGACAGTAGTGTACAACAGTAGCCCTAGTGTTGCTAGTTTAATAGAAGGAATCCCAGTTTTTATAACAGATCCTATTCCTACAAACAGTCAAAGCTGTCAAGTAGCTAATACTAGACTTTCACTCATAGAAAATCCAGAAATGCCCGACAGACAATCCTGGATTGAGAAGTTAGCCATGTGCCACTGGAACTTTGACGAATTAAGATCAGGCGAAGCTTGGCAATTTTTCAAAAAATACATTTAATTTTTCCAGTATTCTTCAGTCCTATTAACCACAAGGTCAGTAGCTCGACTTTTTCCTTCTGATTTTCTTCCGCCTTTGAGGTGATCAAGGTATGCACCCCACGGTCCGTTAATTAATGGATGCCCTTCACCCTTAATTAACCCTGCAGTCCAGTTTAGCTCATTTAATTTAACAGTTTTTCGAACTTCGTCGAATACAAAACTGTCATGCCACTCATCCATGGTAAAAATTCCACTTTCTGCGTGGTCATATACCTGTTGAAATTGCCTTAAAAAATTTAAAGCTGCAGGACTGTTGAGATTTATGGAGTATAAACCACATTCTGAGAATTTTCCTTCTCTACCTAAGAAACAAAGGTCTTTGTCTTTGGGGATTAATGAATTTATTTTGTCTAAGTTAATAGGAGTGTGACAAATCATATCAGCATCCATCCAAATTAACACATCAGCGTTGGATATTTTTGCACAATGAAAAATTGAATAGACTTTATGACTAAATCTAACAGCATCCCACTTAAATCCCTTGCCAGAATCTCGTCTTTTACTACGAATTGGGTCTTTGCTAACATCGCCATTGGCCTTAGGAACATTTTTCCATGTTTTTTTGAAAGTTACTAGCTCAGGGCTTGACGAATGTAGATCCATTACCACTAAATTAGGAGCAGACTCTGGGACTTGACAATCTTCCGCATAAGCGTATAATGTAATTTCCTTAGGCCAGGTTTTTATAAATGTGTTTATAAATTTTTGGGCATATTGATTATAGCCTTTGGTGTGAAAAGTTGTTACTACTGCATACTTTGTCATAGGTTCCCCATTAAATACATATATTACTTATCTTTCATATGAAACTGTCAATTTTTACTCAACATGGCGCACTAAACAGCACTTCCGTATTTGATGCCTTTCGAACAGGTGCCAAAAAATTAGGATACACTGTAGTAGAAAATGATCGAGAGGCTGACGTTTATGTTATATGGTCAATTTTATGGAGTGGCCGTATGTCATCTAATCAAGAACTTTATAGATATGCAACTACCGTTGGCAAGCCTATTATAATCTTAGAGGTTGGTGGCTTAAAAAGAGGAGAAACATGGAGGATTGGTTTAAATCATGTTAACAGGCTTGGCACTTTTAATAATGACAATAATTTAGAGATTGAACGTTCTAAAAAATTAGGTATTTTTCTTAAACCATGGAGACAAACGGGCAACCATATTCTTATATGTGGGCAACATACACAAAGTGAACAATGGCGTAATAGAGCCATTCCAGAATTATGGATTGAGGACCTAGTTAAAAAGATTAAATTAGTATCAACTCGAGAAATTATAGTTAGACCACATCCTAGAGATGCTAAATGGGTCCAAAGAATTACAGACAAGACTATAAAAATCCAGCTGCCCAAAAAATTAACTAACACATATGATAGTTATAATCACGATGACGATTTTAAAGATGCATGGTGTGTAATAAACCCCACATCTAACACTGGCATCCAAGCCGCCATTGCGGGAATACCAGTTTTTTGCGACAAAGATAGTCTGGCATTTGATGTCGGCAACTATGATGTATCGACCATTGAACAGCCTGCCATGCCAGATAGAACCGAGTGGTTAGAAAAATTGTGTCACACTGAGTGGACTGTAGAAGAGATTGGACAAGGCACCCCATTATCTAGAATTTTTAACAAAAGACTTGACATTCGTTAACAGTTCCTATATAATATAAAAATGATCACAATTGACGAACTGCTCATAGAGCTTGAAAATAAAGGCATTGCAAAACTAGATAGTTCAATGCCAGCGAGAGATAAAAAGATTTTAGTGAGTCTAACCAAACAAATAAAATATGGTCATTTTTTAACCGAAAATCAGGGAAAATTACTGATTAAAATTCTAACAGAAAATAAACAATTTCTAGTTACAGTTTCCAACGAGCAACTGGACACTCTCAACACCCCCACTTGGAGTCAATCATTTAGAGTTATTGAACAAGTTAGAAAAGTTATAATAAGTAAAGATCATGATCATAGTATTTTGATAGAATTTACGTACAATAAGCGTATACGTCAATTGATATATGATCTAGGAAAGCACTTAGAAGGTCAACTGATAGCGT